GCCAAGTTGCTGGCCTTGCTCGCCAAATGATGACGCCCGAGGAAGTGCTCATCGAATCCATCCAGATTGCCTCGCTGGAAGGCGACTCGCCTTATCTGCGCCGCGAGATGTGCGCCAAGCTGGCCGAGAGCATGAAGGTCTACTACAACATCGTGTATGCCAAGGATAACGGAGATGCCCCAGAAGCCGCGTGAATCGACACCGCAGGCGCTATTAGACGCCGCCATCGCCATCGAGCGCGACCTGTCGATTATGACCGGCAGCGAGTTGATGGCGAAGTATTCCGAAGGCCCCGGGGCCAAGGTGTTCACGCACGTTGTCGGCAAGCCGGTCGCGGAGATCGCCCCCGACCATAATCCCTTCTGGCACTATTGCCTGCAAACATGGTATCGGCGCAAGGAATATCGCAAGTTGCTGCATCCGCCGCGCCACCGAGACGAGGTTGCGAAGGCGGTACTAGCAATGGCGCTTGGTGAACTCGACAAATACGATGGCGTGCATCACCAGTATCCGCGCCGCGGCCTCAAATCCTTCTTCGCCAAGATGGCCGCCGACTGGGTGCCCAAGCGCCACAAGATAATGGACGATCTCGACGTGCTCGTCCTCTACTCGCACAACCTGGAGCGCAGAGCACACGGCGCGCTCGAATCCATCAAGAATATGAACCGGCGCAACGCCTATGTGCGCAAGCATTTTGGAGCCGGGTGTAAAACAATCACGGGCAAACCGGCCAACTTCGTCATCCCGCTTGATGAACAGTGGGGAGAGAAGGGTCAGTGGGATTGGCCGTGCCGCGATGCCGACTTCATGTCCGACCAGAAGAACATGACGGCCGAGGCCGCCCAGGGACGCAAGGCCGGAGCGGGCTACAACTACAAGTTCATTGACGACTGGGAGGCGGACGACTCGCGCGATTCGGAGCAGGTGCGCGAGCAGGTGAAAGACGCTTACGATCAGTTGCGCCAATTGAACGCGCCCCCCTTCACCCGCGAATGGTCGTGCGGCACACCCTATCACATCCAATCGCTCTACAAGCCCATGCTGGAGGAGAAGCATGACGACGGGACGCCGCGCTACTACGTGATTCGCACGCCCGCGCTTACCGAGGACAACAAGCCCAATTTCCCCACCATTCCGCGCCTCAGCGTTGAGCAATTGGCGAAAGAGCGCGCCAACGAGATTCGCCGCCGTGGCACCGACCGCTTCTGGTATCTGCAATACATGCTCGACCCGACGCTCACCGGAGAGCAGGCGATGCAATGGGAGTGGTTTCAGCCACTCACGCCGGAGGAATTCCGCAAGCGATTCGGCAACCTGCCTAAGTTCCGCAGCGTCTATTGCGACCCGGCGTGGAAGGGCGACGACAACCATCAGGAAGGCGCGGATGCGGCAATCGGCGTGATCGACTCCTACAGCATCGCCGGGCAGATCGACAACGTGCTGCTGGACATGACCGTGAGCAACGACATGGAATCGGACGAGGGAGCCGACGAGATGCTGCGCATGATGCGGGTGTGGCACACACACTTCTATGTCTGCGAGCAGACTAACGACAAGCCTATCGTCGGCATGATGAAGCGGGTGTGGAAATCGACTCCAATCGACGCGCGGCCGATTAATCCACCCCGCTTTATCGACATCAAGGGGTGGAGCAAGCGCGTGAAGAATGACCGCATCTCCACCGTGGCGGGTCAGGCGCGCATGGGGCATTGGTTCTATCTGACCAATATCAACGCGAAGGCATTGGCGGCGCTGCGAACGACGGTGAACGAGTACCCGGCCTCGATTAAGCGCGACACCATCGACATGATGGCGAATGCCAACGCCGACGAGGTGCTGTCGCGCTGGGTGCCCGTGGCGATTCCCGAGGCGCAGCCGGTTGATGACGATCCGATACAGGTGCAATTTGTCACGAGATACACTGCCTTGCCTGCGCTTATTCACTAATCGGGCCAGCGGATGCCCATAAAGGCCGCAAAGGAGCAGTAGACACATGTTGAACTTCGGCAAAGTGAAAGAAACGCGCCTCTGGGGTGTGACCGCTCAGTTCTCCGACGTGCGCATGCCCATTGGCGACTCGGCGGCCGACACGCACACCTCATTCCCCAATCCCCTGCGCGGCACCCTGTTCTGGGATCGCTGCCAGTACATTCTCAGCGGCGTCACGGTTAATGGCGGCGCGACCGGCGGCTCGTACACCATCACCATTGAAACCGATGCGCTGCGCGGCTACACCGCCCTCCCCATCGCGCGCGTGCGCCTCGGCCCGCTATCCACCGGCCGCATCGTTATGGATTCTCTGCACCGTAGCGCCGGATCGCCCATGCCGACGCATCTCAACATCGACTCGACGATTACCGCAGGTGCGACGCAGGCGCTCAGCTTCCAGGTGCATTGCTTCGCCAAGCAGTATCGCGGCGTGTTGGGCTCTGGCGGTGGCACCTCCGAGCGCATCTTGCAGGGCTCGCTCGCCGGTAATCAGGCGGCCACCTCCGCCGCCGGTGACTTCACCACCGATACCACGCTGACCATTGGCATCACCGACACGAACATCGGCATGGGCCGCATGCGCCTGTGGGACAACGCGATGTTCTGGGCTATCGCCGGATCGACTGTTAGCGGCACTTGGGAAGTCGATGTGGTTGGCAGGTGCGCGGGCGGAACCTTCACCATTGCCACGTCCGGCACGACTGGCAATATCTCGGCGACCGGAAACAAGTTTGCGCTTGCCAACGCCACCTACGGGCAGGCGATCAATCCATCGCACGTGATCGTGACCGAGGTGAGCGCTGGCACCATCAACGCCCTCGAAGTCATTGGCATCGCCAAGTCCGGTCGCGGCTCGCTGGCGAAAGACTAGGAGGCGGCGATGTCCAACTGGAACGGGTTTGTCTCATCGCTGACGCGCAACGGCAGCACCGTGTCGCAGACCATGGGCGCGACCGCCGTTGCCTACTCGCAGGTTGCCGATGCCGTGCCGGGCAAGTATTTCTCCAGCGGGCAATTTGCGGTGGCCACCACTCAGGGCGTCTCCGGGGCGTTTTTCGTCAACGTGGTCGGCGCGGTCGGCGGCGCAACCTTTGTCATCGCCGGGCGCACGGCCGTAAACGCGGTGGGCGGCTTCCCCATCCCGCTGATTCTCTATGTCGGCTCATCCGGCAGCGTTCCCAATCGCGGCTTCCCAAAGCCGGCGTATGTGCAATGGGGATCGGCGGGCGCGGTTATCGGCTTCACCGCAGCGGTCTATCTGGCCGGGGAGTATAGCGGCTAATGCCTGACTCAATGGAAGGACGGAGAAAGCGCGGCCTGTCTCCTGGGAAGGCCCGCAAGATGCTGCATGACAACTCGGCGCAGGGGCGTCCGCTTACTGAGAAGCAACGCGGTTACTTTGGTCTCATTGCCGGAGGCGGTACGCCAAGGCGCGTCAGAAAGCGCAAACGTGGCAAGGCTTATTGATCCAGACGACCGGCGCAGCGTCACGTTCGGGCTGGCCGACCCGTGCCGCCTGACCATCCTGAACGTATCTGGCTATCAGGTGCGCATAGACGAGGTTCACGCCTTCATGTGGCTGGCGCTCAAGTACCAGGAGGCCGGGCGCAAGCGCATGGCTAAACACGCAGCCTACGCCATTCGCAAGAATGCGCTGCGGCTGCTTGAGGCGTGGCTTGCCGATGCCAGATTCAAGGAAGGAGACGTGCATTAGTGGCGAAGATTAGGCGACAGAGACCGAGCGCGATGGCATCCTCCGCGCCCGCACCGATTGTGAACATTGCCGAGGCGCGCAGTCGCCGCGAGGCGCTCCAGCCCAATCGCAAGCAGGGCGTGTTCGTCGCAGTGCCCACGGTCGATGGGAATGTGAACTTCACGATTGCCATGCTATTCGCGCGCATGATGGCCTCCAATGCAATACCCGAGTGCCCGTTCCGCTTCACCGTGCATCTGGAGGTGGGTAAGCGCGGCATCGACTATGCGCGCAATAGCATCGTGAAAACCTTTCTGCAAGATACGGATGACGATTGGCTATACATGATCGATGCCGACCAGATGGCACCGGAGAACTTCTGGCACCTGTGCGCCGTGAAGGATGCGGATGTTGTGGGCGCGATTATCCCGGTGTGGGTCGCCAACATGGACCCTGAGACCATGCTGCGCGTCAACAACTACGGCGTGGATGCCGAGAACCGCTGCTACAACCTGCCGGCCCCGCCGCCGGAGATGGTAACACCGTATCGCGTGCCTATCGTCGGCACTGGCGCAATCGCCATCCGCCGCCGGGTGTTCGCGCCTAAGCCGCACGGCGTTGGCGATGTCCCATTCTACTTCACCTATCTGGACGACAGAAAGGTGCGCGGCGGCGAGGATGTCAACTTCTCCGTCGAGTGCGGACGCGCCGGGTTCACGCTCGCCGTCCACCCCGGCGTGCGCTTCGACCACGTGAAGACGCTATCGCTCGGCCAGGTTGAGCAGTACTACCAGGCGCGCCACAAGATGGAATTGGCCGGCAAGCAGCCCACCGAGGCGCAAAGGTTGAGCATTGGCTAATCTGGGCAATCGCCCGCGCGATCTGGCCGCCACCGACTTCATCAACGATTGCGTGGAGCAGGCGCATCGCGTGCGCAAGGAGTACGAGCCCGGCTGGGATGAGAATTGGTCCAACTATCGCGTCGAGCCAATCGCCGGCAATGTGCCCAATAAGACGTACCCGATGGCGAGCGGCGGCAAATTCGACGTGTCGCCCATCAACTTCCTCAAGACGCCGGAGTCGCATCAGGGAGTGAACACGCTACGGGCGCTTCTGCTCGGCTCGCTATTCGGCGTGCGCGACTATGTGCAGGCCGACCCGGTTGGCGATGAGGATATCGAGGCGGCCAAACGCGTAAGCAGGCTGGTGATGTTCGGTTGCGAGCGCCCCGGCAACTTCCGCACCAATTTCGAGACGGTTGGCGATTCGCTCGTATTCGGCCTAGGCTCCTATACGGCACGCTGGAAGACGGATACGCGCCTGGTGCCGCGCCGCATACCAGTTCCCGACCCCACCGGCACATCGCTCGACGGCTTCCTGCGCAATCCGCAGACCGGCGCAATCATGAGCGTGCTGCAAAACGTGATGGCCCCGGTATTCGACGACCCGGTGCTGGAGACCGACGACCTCTATGACACCTGGTTCGATCCATCCGCCAATCGCTTTGACCAGTTGAAGTGGAAGGTCAAGCGTTTCCGCATACGCGATGAGGAATTGCTGGCGCTGATGAACGACCCGAACTGGGATGCAGAGGGAATCGCCAAAGTGCTGGAGACTGAGGCCCCGAGCGAATCATCCGCTACCGGCCCGGACGGCACGCAGCACCCCAAGTTGCTCACCGAGAATCTGACCCGCGAGGATATGGAGGACATCGAGGAATACGGCTATTACGGCGGGTGGGAATTCGATGGCATCGTGCCCGGTGAGGTGGCGCAGAAGATTGGCGGCCTCGATGCGCGCGGCAGCGTAATCATCCGCATAGTCAATGGCGTGTGCATTCAGGCGATGCAGTCTTCGCAGCGCAACGGGCAGATACAGGGCGGGGTGCTCACCATCCTGCCGACCGGGCGCGGCATATACGGCCTGTCGCCACTCACCGTCGTGCGCTACTTGCAGGATGTGAGCGATACCGAGTTGATTCTGACCGTGCAGGCGCTTATCGAGAGTGTCTATCAGAACTACATCATCGGCGGCGAACTGGGCAACACGCTGGCGAAGGATTTGGAGCGCAAGCGCCCGCGCCAGAACTTCACCGTGCAGGGCGACGTCACCCAACTGGTGCCGCTGGAGAAGGATTACACCGGCCTTGGTATTGCGCTACAGGGCCTCTCATTGCTATCGCAGACCATGCGCAACGCCATGAACGCCCGCGACCCGGTGCAGGGGATTCAGAAGCAGACAGGCGAGAACACGGCCACGGAGATTCAGGCGGTGACGGCGGCGGCGCTCCAGAACGCCGATCAACTCGCCGTGCTTATCGAGCGCGACGAATTGCCGGTGATGGGACGCCTGATCAATGACCTCTATTACATCAACCTGGACGACGAGGCCAAGGTGTTCAGGCGCGTGGGCGAGAGCGAGACGACGAGCGTGAGTTACTTCGATATCGACGCCACGACCGATCTCAACTTCGTCGGTGCGCGCAGCATGCTCACCAAGCAGCAGGCGAGCAATGATTTCAGGGACTTCGCTACGGTGATGCTCTCGAATCCCCTGACGGCGGCGTCTGTCGATTGGAACGAGTATGTGCGGCGCTGGGGCGACGAGGGATTTCGGGTTAAGGGGCTCGAGAGAATTATGATTCAAGACCCAGAGGAAATCGTTGCCCGTCTGCAAGCGTTCGGGCTCGCCAACACGATTAAGGCACCGGATGGCGGTGGCGCAGGAGCAGGTGGCGGCGCGCCCGGCAAGAAAGGCCGCAGCACTCCAGCCAACGGTGGCGGGCGCGGAGCCAATACACCGGCACAGGGAGCGGGTGAGCCGCAATGACGGTGCCCAAGTTGAGCCGCGTGCGCGACATGGTTCTGGCCATGGTCACGTCGCCGCGCCCCATCGTCGTGCTCACTCAGGAGGAAGCCGACCTTGGCCCGCACCTGCGCGGCAACCAGAAGTTGTATGACGCACTAGTGAACGTTGTACGCGCCCGGTTGAGTGGGCGGGAATCCCAGCCGGTTCCCAGCGACCCGCTCGATTGCCGCGCGGTTATGGAGCGCAATCACGAGTTGAGGTGGCTCTTAGCGCGCCTCGACGCCGTGTATCGCTCGCCAGTTAACCAGCCGGCTGACGATAGAGAGCAACCGGCTTAATCTGCCGGGACTCCGAAAGGAACGCACGTGGCAGAAGCACAAGTTACCGAGGATCAGGCGGCAGGCGCGCTCCGACAGTTACTCGCTCAGAGCAAGGGCGAGCAGCCGGCGGAAGCGCCAGTGGCCGCAGCGCCAGAGCCGACGGAGCCAGTCGCGGAGGAAACCGTTGCGGAAGCAGCGGAGCCCGCAACAGAACCAGATGCTCAGGAAGCATCCCCGGCAACCGAGACGGAACCAGAGACGGATGACGTAACCAGTCTCCGCCAGCGTTTGGCAGATGCCGAGAAGGCGCGCACCGAGCAAGAGGCGCTATTCAAGGCTCGCTGGGATGCGATGAACGAACGCAACCAGCAGAACCAGCGCATCCTCAACGACCGCTTTCTACGCAAGGCGACGGTGGCCGACCGCGCGCTCAAGACGCTCAAGGGCGTCCGCAGCGAACACGGCCTGCCGGAAACCGACGTAGACCGCGTGATTCAGGAGATTGAAGCCTCTATGAATCCCGCGTCGCAGTCGTATGCACCGCTCCCGCCGCAGCCCGTGGCGACCGAGGACAAGGCCATCGCGCTCAACGATTTTCTCAATGAGCACGGCATGACGGCCACCGAGGCGCAGGAGTTCGGCAGGTGGATGCAGGTGGATGCCACATCTGCTATGACACCGCGCGAGTTGCAGATAGCCGATGAATCAGTAAGCGGCTTTCTCCGCATCGCGCACGGTCGCTGGCAGGATTCGTTGCGCGCCAAAACCACTCAACGCGCGAATGCGGTTGAGGCCGTCAAGGTGGTGCAGCGGGTGCAGAAGCAGGCATCCAAAGCAGCATCGGCGGCCCCCTCCGCCCCGCGCAAAACGCAGGTCGCAAGCACGCCGAAAGATTCCATCGACTTCAGGGATGTCACGCCCGATATGGTTAGCGAGTGGGCGAAGAAAGCGGTGGAACAGTATAAGTAGCGGCGCGCGCGTGGCCTGCCTAAGAGAAACACCACATGGCTGTATTGATTTCAACCTCGACCGGCCCCGCCGGTCTACTCCGCAACTACTGGCAGCAGCAGTTGCTGGGGATTCTCGAAAACACGATGCTGGCCTATGACCTGTGCGACAAGCAGGTCATCCCGGCCAATAGCGGTCGCGTGGTCGAGTTCCGGCGCATCAACTCGTTCAAGAAGCAGATGGCCGGAATCTCCAGTTTCCTCGGCTACGCCACCTTCGGCGGGCTCAAGGGTCAGACTTTCTCGGTCGATAGCGTGGTCTATGGCCTGAATCTTCTGGGCAACGACCTCGAAATCGACGAGCAGTCGATCATGTGCGGCGAGCCCAACCCGATTCCCACGCTGACGGAGCGATTCCTCTATAACGCCAAGGATTCGCTCGACCAGTTCCTGATCAACGTGGCGGTGAGCAACGACGGGAACACGCAGTCGTCTACTGCGCCTTCCGTCAACTACTTTGGCGCATCCACCTCCACGCCTACCACGTGGGGAGACGGCAGCCAGCCGCTCACCGAGGCGACGCTCGATGCGGACAATCCGTCGCATCGCGTGGCCGCCGAGTCGTTCAACTCCATCTACACGGCGATGAAGGGTCGGTCGGCCCGCTTCCCGCGCGGCCGTCAGGCTTTCCCCGTGCTCGTTCCGCCTGAAATCTCTGGCGATCTTCGCACCTGTGGAACCTTCCAGGATATCGCCCTGAAAGGCAACATGCGCGGCGAAGACAAGTTCGAGCGAGCGCGCGTCGGCACCGTGTTCGGCTGCGACATTCTCGAAGATGAGAACGTTGGTGTTAGCCAGCCCGGCACGGTCGATTCCACCAACGACGAGATTGTGCGCTGCCCGGTATTCGGCGACGGATACATGGCGTGCATCAATCACTCGAAGGGGGTTGGGCGTCCCAGCGTCAACTTCATCCCGCCCTCGCAGGTGGACAAGAACGATCCATACGGCCTCGTCGGGATTATGACGTGGAAGATTTGGGTCGCGGACGGCGGGGTGCTCAACCCGCTGGCCGGGCAGTTGCTCAAGGTGGCCACCACGAGGATCAAGAACGTCGCGCAGCATGACGATCTTGGCACCTGGGGGTAAGTAGTCTAAGCGGCTAACGCCGCAGAAAGGGGGCGGCGGGGGTCAGTGGAGCCTCCGCCGCCAGAGGTCTAGCGGATGTATTACGGATCAATCGAAACCAGCAGGATAATCGAGGCGTTCACCCGTAGCGTGCCCGGCTCCTATGTGCGCGATTACCGCGAGAATGGCGGCTTCATCACCATTTGCAAGGACTATCGCACGATTAAGTGGGGGGATCAGCAATCGACTGCGCGCGTGGAGAAGTCGGTGCCGGCGACCACGCTGGCGAATCTGCCGCGCGGATGGATGACGCCCGACAGCAAGTTCATCGGGCTCAAGCTGCATCGCCCCGGCTGGCGCGTGGAGTTCAAGCGGGCGAGAAGGCACATTACCGAGGCGCAGATGAAGCGGATTACCAAGATGCTGCGATGCGGGGAAGTGTTCCGGGGAGTGCGCTAGATGCCCACAGTAGGCGGCATAGTTGTATCGACTGGCACCGAGGCGAGCGGGCGGCGCACACTCGGGGATGTGGTCGATGAACTGGCGCGGCCGATAGACGCATCGGATAGCACGGTCAGGGCGATAGCGGCGGATGCCTTCCGCGCCGCCGTGCGCACCATGAATCGCAAGGGTAACTGGCCGTGGGAATTGCAGGATGAGTCGATGACGCAGACGGTCAACTCGCCATATACGACCGTCACTGGCGCAATCAAGAAGCCGCTCGCCATGTACTTCACCGACTCGGCGTTGCTGCCATTCGAGCGCATCGCCTATATCGACTATGAGCATTTGGTAGAGGCGTATGATCTGTCGCTGGCCGGCCGCCCGTGCAAGTACAGCGTGCCCAATATGTTCGAGACGGGGCAAATCCGCTGGTATCCCATCCCGCAGGCGGCCGAGACATGCCAGTTCACCTACTATCGCGTGACGCCAGCGCCACAGGCAGACAGCGAGACGATTGAGGTGCCAGACTACGCAATCGAGGTCTACATGGCATTTGCGTGGTATGAGTTCGCCAAGCGTCTCCCGGCCGCGCAGACGCGCTTCCCTCTCAACGTTGCCAAAGCCGACGCCATGCTCGCTTTCCGCGAACTCGCCGCGCATGTGAATCAACCCGGCGACCGCATTCAGTACGACGTATAGATGGCGGCCATCCCGGGTGCATCGCTCAACATAACCGGCGCAAGCGGCTCTCAGAACCTGCTGTCGCCCAAGCAGGGCTGGTATGCCTACGTGTTCCCGCGCGGGGCGTGGATATCGCGGGATTCGACAGGCATCAATCTGACCGTGGACACCAGCGACATCTCCGCCCGCTTCGCCGTAGACGACTGGGTGCAGATTGGCACATCGACCGCGAACATTCGCAAGGTGACGCTGGTGGGTGCGGCGAGCGTGCGCGTGAACAGCGCCGTGACGGCCAGCGAGAACGACCGCCTATTCCTCATCGGCAATACGCAGCCGCAGACCACGGGTGGCTCGACCACCTATCTGGTGCCGCGCACGACCATTCTCTCGCGTGATGACGACGCCAGCGACCGCTACACCAATTCTGTCGTGACCACCAACGCGGATGGCCTCGCGCAATTCTACTGCGAGCAGGGCCTGTACGATGTGCTCATCCAGGATGGCAATCAGTCGAATCAGGGGTATATAGCGGATCTGGCGATTGGCATAGCCGAGGGCATCAGCACGTCGCTGGCAAGCGTGTTCGGCGCGACGGTTACGATTAACGCGGCATTCGGCGTGACGGGCTGGGCGGTATTCGGACAGACGGTTACGATGAATGCGAATGCGGGCGTGACGGGCACGTTCGCTGTCGGCGCTACGCTCACCACGACCAACGCGCTTGTTGTCGGCACGACGGCCACCATATCCGGTCGCCTGTATGGAACCACGGCGACATTCAGCAATGGAGTCGGCGTCACCGGAACTGGCGTGTTTGGCGCAACGCTGACTACCACCGGAATAACCAATGTTGGTACGATAACCGCCAGTACCGACATTTACCTGCGCCGACTCATCCCGTTTCTTGGAACCACCCTGGCAACGTCTGGATTCTCCCTGACAGCCGGCTGGGGTGCCACGGCCTCGATTCTATCAGTAAGCGTCGGAGCAAACGATACACGCGGGTTCGTTGAAGTGCGGGCCGGTGGCGCTGGCATAACAGACAACCCGACCATATCCATGACACTAGCCAATGGCATATTCCCCAACGGCGGCCTCGCGTACAGTTTCGCCAATCGACTCGACTTGAATGCTCCGACTACGGGATGGTGGAGGCCCAGGCCGGTTGGCGCAACGCAAGCAGACTTTCAATTCATCGGATTGCCGGTGTCTGGCACGGCATACGATCTCTCTTGGCTGATTATAGGATGATGCGCACGCTACGCAACGCATTCGCTTATATAGCATTGCTGCTTCTTCTTGCCTCGCCGGTGTGGGGAGCAACGAAGTATGTCAAGACGCCCTGCACCAACAACGGCGATGGTAGCGCGAACTCCTGCGCGGCCGCCCCAGACGGAGTGGGTGCCTACAACAGCATCGCCAACGCGGCGGCCGGGGGCGCATGCGGCGACACAATCAATGTAACTGATGGCGTGTACAATTTTAACAACGCCACGTTCTCGCAATCTTGCACGGCGGGCAATGAGTTAATTCTGCAATGGAATGGATGGTCGGCTGTGGGCGATATTGCCACGAGCGCCGTCTACTTTGAGAACATGAACGAGTTGGCCGGGGCTGGGTGGACGCAATGCTCCGATTGCGGAGCGGGAAGCGCCGATACCGGCTGTCGTAATATCCCCGGCACTTGTGGCGAGGCGTGGTTTCATATACCAAGCGCCGGCAAGAAGGCGTTATGGGCACAGACGCCCAGCGGTGGCATCACGCCCCGACGCGCCTCTCTCGACCTTGTGGCCGCACAATACGACGCATTCAGCACCGATGGTGCCGACACAATTCTGACGGTGCGCTGGGGAGGATCTCTGCCGTCTGAGCCGTGGGCCAATGGAGAGAACAATCAGTTCATCACGCAGATTACTGGCGACTATATCATCTTTCGCGGCATCCACTTCCGCTATAACCTAAACTCAGCCATCAACATTACATCTGCATCTGACCACGCCACCGTGAAGGATTGCTCATTCAAGTATTTCAACGATTCTGGCAATGGATCGGCGCGGCCCGTTCATGTCGATAGCGCATCCAATGTCAGCATCACAGATAATGAGATGGCCTACACGTCCAGCGAGCCGCTGCACATCACAACCGTTACAGATGGCACGGTGAGCGCCGTCATCCAGCGCAACTGGGTGCATGGTATAGGCGACCTCACAACACTTGGCGCAGGAACGTCCGGCACACCCAACTGCACCACATTCACCTCTGATGCTCCATGCTGCTCCTACAGCACGACGGGGGACTTCACCGGCACAATCGTTGAGGACAACATCTTCGACGGCTGCGGCAATACAGTTAATAGTAGCGGGCGCAAGGCCATCCTGTTCGAATCGCATTGCGACAACCTGATCGTGCGCAACAATATCATCGCCAACTCCGGCACCTGCTTCAAGTGGCACCCATCCAACGGCGGGTCGAGCAATCACACAGATAACAATCAGGTGTACAACAATCTCTGCCTAAACCCGACAATAGGCGATGGCCTCAGCTTCCAATTCCGCCAAGAGGCGACCGGCACAATGGCCGGAAACCTCATCTACAACAACACGGTGATTGGCGCAGCGGGTGGCGCGCTCGCAGCAGACAACAACGCCGAGATTACCGGCAATCTGATTCGCAACAACATATTCTATTACAACGGCACGGTGAAGCAGGTGCAATGGGATGCCACCGATGCCTCCAACAAGTTCGAGCATAACCATATCTACATCACGGGGGCTGGCAATGCTGCTACTTGGGCCGGGTCGAGCTATGCGTGTTCGGCGCTCGATACTCTCCAGACTGGCAATGTGGATAGCTGCCCTGATCCGGTGTTTGTAAACGCCGCCTCTAATAACTATCACATTCAGACATCCAGCCCTGCCAAGGACGCTGGCACCGCGACCGGGATGCCAGCCGGGCGCACCGCTGACATCTGCAACTCCATCGCCAGCGCGCACGGCTATGCGGCATACAACGATTGCGCATCAGTAAGCGGCTCGGTGGATATCGGCATGGATGAGTTTGTTGCCCAGGGCGGCGGGGGGAGCACCAAGAAGCGCATGCTGCTTCACGTCGGCCCCAGGTCGCCATTGCCGCAGGAGAGCGAATATGATAGTCCATAGTGGCGTCAGCATCTCGGCCAGCGGCAACAACACGGTGGCCAGCGCCGTCGCCAACACCAAGTACGAGGTCATCAACTACGTGCTGGTGGCTAATGGCACGGTGAGCGTGAAGTTTACAGATGGCGCTACCGACATAAGCGGGCCGATGCCGCTCGTCGTCAACTCCGGGGCCAGCGCAACGGGCACGCGGGATGCGCCGCTGATGACCACCACGACCGGCAATACGCTGAGCATCAACCTGAGCGATACCGTGGCGGTGTATGGTCACATTACGTACAACCGTGTCAGCACGAACAAGGATCCATAGATGGCGAGCCTGCCGGGATTCCGATTCGACATAACTGGGGCGAGCGGCAGCCAAGGATTGCTGTCGCCCAAGCAATCATATCGCGTCTACATCCTGCCTCGTGGCGGCTATGCGGCGCAGGACTCCACCGGCGCAGTCGTCACATTCGACAGCGCCTCGGTGGCCTCGCGCTTCACCGTCAACGATTGGGTGCAGGTGGGCACCGCGACATCCAAGATTCGGCAGGTGGCGGGTGTCGGCGGGAATAGCATCTCGCTGAATACCACCGTCACCGTCAGCGAGAATGATCGCATCCTGCTGATTGGCAGCACAGAACCCACCGTTGTAGGCGGCAGCGCAACGTACACGACGCCTAACACAATTGTGCGCCAGCGCGATGATGACGCCGCCGACCTGTACACCAATAGCATGATCACCACGAATGCCAATGGGCTGGTGCAGGGGTTCGCGCATACCGGATTTTACGACGCGCTCATTCAAGACGGCAACCAGGCCAATCAGGGGCTCATTATAGACCTTGAAGTTGGCGCGCACCCCGAATCCGTGTTCAACGTGATCGACTATGGCGCTACCGGAGATGGCGTGACCGACGATTCAACCGCCATTCAGAGGGCCATTGACACCGCCGAAGCGGAGGGCGCAGGCGAGATATTTTTCCCGGTCGGAACCTATCTGATCGGCACCGGCCTGACCGTCGAGGATGTCGATTTGCGCGTGCGCGGCATGGGACGCGGCAGCATTCTCAAGGCGGTCAGCGGCATCACGATGATGACGATTGGGCCATCCAGCGGATCACTCACGGCGAATGCGGGCAACGTCGTCAGCAGCCTGATGTTCGACTTCGACAGCACCGACGCCACTGGATTGTATTGGCAGCGGTGGGGCCAGAACGGAATTGGCGAGCATCTCCACTTCATCAACCCCGGCGCATCTGCGCACGGAATCTATACCTCGACAAACTCCGCCGTCAACGAACTCATATTCACAGATATCAACTGGTGGTCCAGTAGCGCCGCCGGGACCGGCATCACCATCGACTGCAACAATTGCAAGATCAGCAATAGCACGTTCATCGCGGCGACTGTTGCCATAGAACTGAGTCCAACAGCCGCAATCAGTCCAATCTCCATCGAGGGCTGCCGAATCAAGAACTGCGCTACCGGGGTGCGCGTTGGCTCGCGCGGGATGTACGGGCTCTATATCCGCGACATGCGCTTCGAGGGCAACACTCTCTATGACATAGACGCGCAGGGATTCGATTCGACCAATAATCGCATCTGGGGCATAGACATTCGCTCAGTCTATACCTCTACTGGGGCCAACTGGCGGTTCGGCAATGCCATTGGCATGGCGATTGATTCCGTGACATTCAAGGGATGGGTCGTGAGCGGTCCGGCAGTAGTCGATGGGGGGAACGTATCGCAGATTCACCTTCGCAACATCATCGTTGACAACACGACCACGACAACGCCGATTTTCCCTTCAACATGGCTGAGTTCGTCGTATGAATCATTGACGCAGCGTTCGACTCAGTTCGGCACGGGCACCGACGCGCCGACAACCACCAACGCGCTCGTCTACGTGACGCGGGAAGGCGAAACACATATCGTCGCGCGCGATAGTAATAACAACGACGAGGGGCTGTTCGGGCCGTCAGGCGGCGTCGTGCGGGTCGGATCGAAAACCGGCAGCACGGTTTCGATCATGTCTAACAATTCGGATCGTGTCTATGTTTTGGCTGATGGAACGATGGAGCCGCTCGCAAGCGTGAAGTTCTCTGGCACGTCTACTGGCAATCTTACCCAAGCAGCGACTTTGACGGTCCCTGCCGGGTATTTCTTCGGCGTGTCCGGGACGCTTGGCGCGGGAACGTCCATATCTCAAATGACATTGGCGACCGGCAGAGAGATTGTCCTGTGGGCGGCGGCTGGCACGATGGGATTCTCTAAATCTAATGCTCTCGTTGTCGTCGGCGCATCATTCAATGTGCCGCAGAACTCCGCCGTCAAGTGCTTTTGCACGGGTACGACATGGTTCGTGTTTTCACCGAGTTCATAGGTACACCATAGATGGCAACATTCAGCCCCGAAGCCGGATGCAACGAAAAAGAGCCAACGCTAATCGCGGATGGCGCGCTGCAAGATACCGATGGCGCGGAGTATCGCGTCGGGGAGATTGGTCTGTTCGTGGCACGCGGTCGGGATCAGGCCGGGGATGTCGGCGGCGTAACAGGCGTGGGGCTATACGAGGCCGGATTCGACGGCAGCACGGCGTATGTGATTGTGCATGAGGGCAACTCGCTGCACGCATCGCCGGTGAGCGCATCGCTGGCATTCTCGCTACTCGACAATCTGCCAACCGGCACATCGGCTGTCGTCGGCTCGCACTATGCGAATCGGCATTACGTGGCAACGGGCGTTGGCAACCGGCGCATCGAGTATGTGAGCGCGGCGGCCGGCTTGACCTCCTACACGATTGGTATGTCAGTCTCGACATACTCGATTGGGGTGAGCGTGACGCAGGGCGTGTCCACCATGAGCGCTACGACGGGGCTGGTGTACTGGGTGACGGAGTATGACAGCACACGCGGCATCGAGAGTCTGACTGGCGCGAGCGTGAGCACCGGCGAATTCTCGCTCAAGGATGGCGTGGTTGCAACCGTCACGGGCTCACCGGCCAATGCGCTTGCCGACCAGATTCGCTGGTATCGCAGCGTAGACGGCGGCGGATTCCCCGATGGCGGATTGGTGGCTACGACTGCGATTGGCACGACCAGCATAACGGATACTCTTACGCAGACTGGCAGCCTGACCGTGCCGCTATATGGCCTCATCAGCATAGGCGGATTGGATACGGAGCGCGACGAAGCCCCCGGCGTGATGTCCACAATCTTCGGTCCATTCCAGGATTCGCTGCTGGGCGTGGCCGTCGCGGAGCCGCGCGTGCTGCGCTTCACCCCGGCTGGCTATCCCGATTCGTGGCCGTCTGCGTATGGCATCCCGCTGGAGACCAGTCGGCAGGACAACATCGTGATTGGCGTGGTTATGCCTGGGCGCATCGGCGTGTTCTGCAACGATAGCGTGCATGTGGTCTATCGCCTGCCGCGCGACTCTGACAGCATCTTCGCCGCCGGGGAGATGATGGAGGTGGTGACTGGCGCGCGCGGGTGCGTGAGCAGGCGCGGGGCCGCCGTGTTCACGCCGCCCCGGTCGCCCGCCCTGGCCGCATGGGTAGCGCGCGACGGCATATGGGTTAGCACGCTGGCCGACTCACCCAGCCCCGCCACCGACGCGATTGACTGGGAGGGGCGCGTTAGCGTGGCGAATCTGGCAACATGCAGGCTGCTCGATGACTCTACCAATCGCCGCCTGATATTCCTCTATCGCCGCGCCACAGACACCACCTATAACACCGGCATATGGTATCTGGACTATCAGCGATTCAACGAACTGGGCATCCGCGTCACCTTTGCCGATCACGGCCCACTGGTCGATGCGCAGACGGTGGCATGGGTGGACGGCCAGCGTCGCGCCTTGTCGCTCGACTCGCGCAGCGGCAATGGGCAGGTATACGTTGAATCGACACAGGATGTGGATGATTCGCAATTGCTCTCGTCCAGCGGCACCGTCCGCTTCCGCATGCGCACGAAAGAGTTTATGCCCGGCGGACCACGTGGCGTGGTATCGCTTGGCAAGGCCACTTGGATGCATGATGCCGGCCCGGCAGTCATTGATCACCGCTTCTACTTCAACCGGCGCGATGACAACCCTGAGACGAAGGTGATGCCGAATCCCACTGAGCGCAACGGTGATACCGTAGTGCTCGGGCGCGATGTCAACTCATTCAGCCTGGAGATACAGAGCGTGGGCACGCAGTCGTATGGCGTGCATTGGATAGACGTGGAAGGATTAGACCTGTCGAGCGCGGGCGCGATGAAGGGCGCATAAATGGCAATACAGTTTCATCCGCTGCCGCCCGAAGTGTTCGATGAGAAGGCGCGGCCATACATCAAGCGGCTGAACGCCGAATTGCGCGAAGTGTTCGGCCTCGAAGGAGCCATTCGCCAGCCCATCAACGCCAAGCGGAGCGATAACACGATTAGCCGCCGCGCGAGCGTGCAGGTGGACGTGTCGCGCATCACGCCGTCTATCACCAATGTTGTATCCGGCGTATCGACCGTTGTGGGCGCGCCACAGTTCACTCTCGGCACGGTCAATGCGGTGGGCAGCACGACCACGGCGGTGGCAATCGACTCATCCGTCGCTCTGTTCGGCACGCAGGTTCCGGCGGCGCTTGCGGCGACTGCGGCCACCGGCACATCGGCATATGCCGCGCGCGGCGACCATGTGCATCTGTTCCCGCCGACGCTGCAATCGACAGCGAACGACTCGACGCTGGCGCTGACTGATGATGCGACGGATCAGACGCTGGCGGGGAGCCTCGGAGATCTCAACGTCAACCCGACCGGAGGGTTTACGGTAAACGCCGAGGGGCGCATCACGTTCAATCTGGCCAACAGTGCGTCGGCCTCTACGTTCATCGTCGATCCAGACACGGCAGCATCGGAAGCAAGTGTAGTTCTTGTCAGAATACGTCCCGTGGCGGGGAGCCGCACCGGCATGGCCCCGAACTTCTTTAGCCCGGCCGCTGGCGATACATTCTCCGGCGAGGTATTCCGCTGCTGGGACTCGCAGATGATATCGTTCGCGGGCCAGCACACCGGCTGCACATTCGTCGGCTACGACATCACGACGATGACCATGGCTCCTTCTGCCGGGTCAAGCGGCGGCAACTGTCTCTACGGAATCAAGAACGCCACGTTCCAGATCAACAATACCAACGCATCGTGGACCGAGGCGGCGACGGCCTACTTTCGCGGCGTGCGACGCTCAATCAGCAGCCCGACGATTACGACCCAAGCGGCGCTCATCATCGAGCCGCCGACATGCGCCACCAGCCCGCAATATGGCATATATATCAGGCAGCAGGGGGCGCAGGCCACCGCGACCACACGCTCGGCTATCTTCGTGGATGCGCAGAACTCCGGCACCAATCGGTTCTCTTTCTACGGGTCAAGCGATACGCTATATCAGGCTGGCGTTGTACATGCGGATGGGAAGCTCAAGCATACCGGCGTGCAGCTTGGCTTCTACGGAACGTCTACCGTGGCGCAATCGACCGGGTGGACGTTCTCCGGCTACTCGACCAGCAAGTCGCTCGATGGGTCATCGTTCACGCTGAATCAGTTGAAGGATTTCACACTCACGCTGGCGCAGCGCGTGCTGGATATAGGAGGTATCAGCCTCTAATGCCTGGGATGCTTGGCGACACGCCGATTACGCAGTCCATACTATTCGAGGGCGAGGGCGGCGGCGAGCAGGGGCCGCAGGGGAATACCGGCGCGCAGGGTATTCAGGGTAATACCGGCGCAACCGGGGCCACTGGCTCACAGGGTATATAAGGCAACACGGGTGCTACTGGTGCGACTGGCTCGCAGGGGATACAGGGCAATACAGGCGCTACCGGCGCAACGGGCTCGCAAGGCATACAAGGTAACACCGGCCCGCAAGGCAACACCGGCGCATCTGGCGGCGGCTCCACCAATGTCATCAAGACGTCGAGCCAGACGCACGTGGCCGTTGCCGGCGTCTCATTCGTCACCGGCATGTCGTTCGCGCTCACAAGCGGTGTCACATACTATTACGAGTATCGCGTGCTGTTTGGGAGCAGCGTGACGACTACCGGCCTGCGCCTCGGGCTATCGTATGGCGCGGTGAGTTATGCGGCGGCCTATTGCTCGATTCCCATTGCCGCGCCTGGAACGGCTGCCAGCCTCGATGGGATTATCACGGCCAGCGGCGGGAGCATAACCGGCACAGGCGTGGCGGTGGCAAACACCACCTATCTGGCGCTGATAGATGGCGTGGTGAATCCGTCCGCAGATACCACGCTTAACCTGATGATGGGCAGCGAAATTGCAGGCACGACCGTGGCAATCCGCCCCGGCTCGCTCGGTCGCCTGATTACGGTGTCATAATGAGCGTAACGCTTAGTCAGACGCGCGTGCGACCCGACGACCAGACGTATGAAGTGGCGATGATTGGCGCGAATTACGATAGCAACCGCGTGGTTGTGCGCGTGCGATTCGCCAGCGGCGATACGCAGGATGTCATATTCGAGGGACCGCGCCTCGCCGCCCTGCGCAATGCGGTGACTCAGTTCAACGGGCTGCGCGGCGCAATCGAGACCTATTTATCGGCCAATGAGCCGGGATTGGAAGGTACACCGTGAACGAGAACGTGTGGCTGGCGATGGCGTATGCGCGACTGGCGACCCGCGCGGAGATTCTTGAGCATGAGAACGCAGCGTTGCGATTAGAGGTGCAGCGGCTGCGCGGCCCGCAGGCGGTCGAGCCGCCGGCAGAGGATAAGCATGCTACCTGATATAGCCAAGGGTGCTCTGCCGAATGCCGCGCCTCCGCTTCCGGCCGATTGGATGGATCTGGCGCGCTCTACCACAGATCGCCGCGAATGGATGGGACTAAAGAGCCTGTATCGCAGGCAACCCAACCGCTCCGATGAGGATGCCTACCATCAGGCGCTCTACTCTAATCCTCTGGCCGGTCAATTCGACACGGAGACGGCCGGTCCGCGCCACGGATTGTGGGGACGCATCAAGCAGACGACGCGCGAGACGCCAGCGTTTAGCTCCGAGGGCCGCACGGCTATGGCGAAGATTGCGGCGTTTGTGGCGCTGGCGTCGGCGGTCGGGGCGATGTCTGGCGGAGCCGGAGCGGGAGGCGGTAGCGGTGGATTTGTAGCGGGTGGCGGTGGCGGCCCAGCGCTCGCCACGCCATCGTCATCAATCGGCAGGATGGGACTGTTCGCAAAATTGCTAGGAGGCGGTGGCGGCGGAAGCGCGCAAGGAGGCGGTATGGACTGGGGCGAGTTAATCAAGCTGGGAGTTGGAACGCTAGGCGGAAGCCTGCTGAATAAGCAGCAAGCGCCCGGCAAGGATTTGTCGCGCTCGCCCTATGAGTCCGGCGATCTACAACGCTATCTGCCGCCCGAATTGCGCTCAGGCACCACTGGTCCGCTTATTGGCGCTGGCGTGCAGGGCATTGGCGAACTGCTGCGCAATCCCGGCGGGCTGTCGCCTGTCGTGCTCGATGCCATCCGCCCGCGCTTGGCCGAGGAGTCGCAGTCCATCGCGCAGAACTATCGCGGGTTGCAGGCGAATCAGGCCGGCGTGGCGGCGCGCGGCAATGCCCCGGTGAGCATCAAGAACGCGCTGGCATCTGCGCTGGACGTGGCGCAGGAGCGAGCGCAGCGGTCGGCACGCAATGAGGCGCTGACGGCGAGCGATACCATGCGGCGCGGCGATCTGGAGCAGGTATACCAGCTTCTGAATGCCATTCTCGCATTCCAGCAGGCAGGGCGCGGCACGGCTACGGCTGGCATCGGCGCAGGCACAGCGCTCCAGTCTCAGCAGAACGCGGCGATGATGGCGCTGCTTGGCAGTCTGCTCCAGCCGAAGCAGGGAGGATAACATGCCTTGGGGATTGTATGGCGTCGGGCCTGACCAGCAAGAGGAAGACACGGTGGCGAAGATGGTGCAGCAGATACTTGGCAGCCTGGAGCCGACTCCCGTGCCACCGCCCCCGCAACTCCCGCCGATGGCTGGAACCGGCGCGCGAATTGCTGGCGGCATAGGCGATGCGCTGCTGGCGATGTCAGCGGTGCGGGCGGGCGGGCAGGCTCCGCAGTTTGGGCCGTTTGCCATGCGGCAGATGCAGACGCAGAATCAGCGGGCGGCGTTGCAGCAGAAGTATCAGGAGACGTTGGCTGAGGCGCGGGCGGCGGATAGAGAGGCGCGCAATCGGGTGCGTGCAGAAGGTGGAATGATTGGCTTGCGCAATGCTGGCCGCGCCGCGAATCAGCGAGCATTCAAATCGGAAGTTAACCGGGACATTGGCGGCGAGACGCACAAGATCATCCAATTCTTCGATGCTAACACGAATGAGTTGATTGGCGAACATGATGCCGGGCCTGTTGGCTATGCACCAGCAATCTTGGCATCACCGGAAGGATTCCAGAGAGCGCCAAAGCAGGGTGGCGCGGCCACGCCTATTCTAAGCAAGAGCGGCAATCCAATATATCCAACACCACCGGCTGGCGTGGTGCAGAGCGTTGCGGCTGGCACGGCCACCATGGGCGGGCTGGACGATCTGGAGCAGGCATATCAGAAGATTCACGATACCGTATCCAATCGTCCATTCTCCAAACAGGTGATTGGCACCTACGTTGGAGAGAGCCGGGTTGGCGGCAAACTGGCACCAGAATATGCCGAGTATACGGCCAGCAGGCGCGCCGCGCTCAATGCCTATATCAAGAGCGTGACCGGGGCGCAATTCAGCGTCAAGGAGCTGGAGCGATATGAAGGTCAGTATCCAGAGCCGTGGGACTCGCCAGAACTGGCGCACCAGAAGATTCAGGTGCTGCGCGACCGCGCAAAGGCTGATATGGAGGCCAAACTGCGGGCGTTTCCCGGCGCTGGTGGCGCTGCGCCACAGACTGAAACACCAGTCGCACCACAGACCGAGACGCCGGAGCAGAAGAAAGC